GGTTACTACATAGTTAAAATAGAAGAATATGCTATGTCTCATGGATCATTAATTCTTGAGTCACTTGATAATGTAGGGCGTATTCTTGAAGTACCTGATGAATGGCAAGATGTGAATGGCAATATACGCAAGCCAATCGTTAAAAAGGGTGATTTGGTCTATTTTAGAGAACAAGATAGATATGAATCTATTGATGAAGAAGACGATAACATTGTGTTAATGTCTGAAGACTGCTTCAAGGGAGTTATCAGAGAATAGTATTTAAACTAAATGAGGTGATCTATGAAGAGTATTGCAGGTCTTATTATTATATTTCCTCTCTATTGTTCAGAGCGATCACCTGAAAAATATTATGAAGACCCAAAAGAATGGCTCAAGCTTGCTCTAGCTAACTCGTATCTAGCAAAACTAGAAAAAAGAAAGTCTGAGTTACAAATGCAATTGAAAGTAAAAAGAGAAGTTGAACGAGAGCCGTTCTGTTTTTGTGAAGAATGTATGAAAGAACATAATATTAAAATAGGGAAATCATGATACCACTCCGTCTTATTCTCGACCTTTCATTTCTTGGTATAGCCTTACTCTCTTTCTGGATGTGGGCATTATTTAATGAGAAGTATCGTAGAGTTAAAGAAGAGAATGAAAATTTGAAAAGATCAAAACAATGAAAAAGTTTCTATTTTTATTAATGATCATCGGTGCAGATTCATATGCGATGTTACGTGTGACAAAAGCTCTTATAAAACCAAGATATTTTTCAACATCATTATGGGGACGCTGGCCTAATTATTCTACGGAGCAAGCCTTTCTTATTACTCAGGTTACTCTGCATAACAACCATTTAACGTATCAAGATGCGTACGATAGAGCCTTAAAAGAAAAGATTGAAAGATCTGCTTCTCAAGTTTGTCCTACACATAATCCACCAAAATGCGTTACCTGTTGGCGTGCACAATATCTAGCGTTTACACGGGTGAGTGAAGAACTTTATAAGAGGGGTACGTAGTGAATTGGATTAAATGTTCTGAACAAATGCCTCCTTTTGGTACTCGTGTTATGGTTATTATAAAACAGCCTCTTCTTGGCCTAGATGATAAATATTTCTATTATGTTTCCTTCGGAAAATTTTGTTGCGAAGGAGAATGGAAGATTGTTGGCCTAAGACCTGGGGATAAACCTATATATTGGGCAACTTCTCCAGTTGTGCCAGAAGATTGTGTTAATGAGTGAAGAACTTTATAGAAAGCATAAAGAATGAATCTATTTAAGCTTATCCATTTTATTTTTATCCTTGGTTTTAGTATTACTTTAGTGTGTATCCCTCTTGGTCTTTATTACGGAGTAAAGATGGCAAAAGCTACAATCAATTTAATTGAACGATCACATGTGAGGATTGGATAATGGAAGTCCTACCTAAAGACAGAACAGATATATGTAATGGATGCAAAAGAGCTATAAAGAGATATGAAGAAGAAACTTCTCTTTTTAAGATCTTTCCTAAGACACGGATAACTTGTTTTAATAAGGGTTGCCTTAACGAATTTATTATGATTAAGGAAGAGAATGGAAGATCTACACCATAACCAAACATTCTTTGCTGTTAATGTTGCCAAGCTGATTATGTATATAAATTCTAAGCAATACTCCGTTACCTTTGGTGAAGCATATAGAACACCAGAGCAGGCTGAGATCTATGCAAAAGAGGGTAAGGGCATAGTACATAGCCAACATACAAAACGTTTAGCTATAGACCTTAATATATTTGATAAGACGGGCAAATATCTTTCAGTTTCTGAAGATTTAAAGCCATTTGGTGATTATTGGGAGTCACTCTGCTCTTCACACCGTTGGGGTGGTAATTTCACCAAGCATGGCGGCAAGATAGACGACGGCAATCACTTTGAAATGAGGGATATATAAAATTTATTTAAAAGACCCTGTCGTCTAATAACCACGGTTCAATTCCGTGCAGGGGTACCAAAAAAGAGATAGTATATGAACCGCGATCTTATTCTTATTTTATTGATAGCAACGCTCTTTAGTATGTTATTGGAATGGTATGAATAGTAATGCGATCATAATTGGTATTCTTCTAGGTGTTTTGAGTGCTATACTCTTGAGCCATTTTATTGGTGAATAATTATTGAAATATATGAGGCCAGAAGCTCAAATGGTTGAGCGCTAAGGTAGTACTTAGAGGATGGTGGTTCGAGTCCATCCTGGCCTCGATTGAAATATATGGGATTCTTGTAGTTCAATAGCAGAATAGACAGGCACTGTCCTGAAAGCGAAAGATGTAGGTATCGAATCCTACCAAGAATCCCGCCTCTTATTCCCTCTTGTTTAAAGTAACTTTCACGTTCTAGACTCTGAGAAAGTTAACTTTTCTCATGAGGAATAACACGAATGTTAATGAGACCGCCTCAGTCACTCGACATTAATTACTCCGCTATTAAACATAAAATGGACCAGGACTATACGAATAATATTTCGGTATGGTCTATCTATTGGACACAAGGAAACATGGCCGTGCGAGGAGAAGCGGGCGATGAGTCGTTGATGTCCCAGTTTGGTAACGCAGTCGCTTCTAATGGTCGAGGATCTTGGTACTTCAATCGCATTAGACCTATTTGTAATATGGTCTCTGGGTACCAACGACGTAACCGTAAGTCTTCTATAGTTGTCCCTCTTGAAAATGGTGATGATGTAACTGCAGATCAATTCACTAAATTACTTCTTCACATCTATAAAAAAGAGAATGTATACGAAATTATCTCTGAAGCATTTCATCAAGGTGCCTGTATTACGGGTATGAATATGCTTCATCTCTATTTAGATTTCACTAAAGATCCGGTCAATGGTGACTTTAAAGTAGATAATCTGGCGTATAACGACTACATGATTGATCCCTACTTCCGCAATCCGGATCTTTCAGATTGCCAGTTTATTTGGCGTAGAACCTACATGAGTCATGCAGCAGCAGCAGCAATCATGCCACCAGAAAACTACGATGATATTATGTCCCTTTCAGGGAACCCATCAGGATTTGCGCAAGATGGGCGCTTCCAGTATCAAGCAGAAGCCTTCGGATACACACAGTCAAACAAAGTTGCGTACAATGAGTATTACTACCGCGACTATCGTAAAGCAAAGCTCTTAGTTGATCGTGAGACGGGTGAAGTACTTGAGATCACTCAAGATGATAAACATGACATTGATATGTTCTTGAAAGATCATCCGCAAGTATTTATGGAAGAAAAGTATGTACCAACGGTTAACTTAGCTATTCAAATTCAGAATAAAATTTTCTACAACGGTGCTCAACCTCTTGGACTTGATGTATTTCCATTTATACCGGTTATTGGATTCTATAACCGTTCAATGCCCTATATGTATCAACGTATTCAGGGGATTGTTAAATCACTTTTAGATCCACAGTTCTTATTTAATCGTCGGGTGATACTCAATGCTGACTATTTAGAATCAGTAGTTAACACCGGCTGGATCTTTAAGGAAAATGCACCGGTTGATGTAAAGCATTTATTCCAAACTGGCCAAGGGCGCATCATACCGCTCAAAGAAGATGCGCAGATGACCGACATCATGCCGATGCCTGCTCCACAAATTCCGCCATCATACTTCCAGCAAGCTGAGATATATGACCAAGAAATGTATAACTGTGCTGGGCTCTCACAAGAAAACCTTGGAAAAGTTATTAACGATGATGCTTCAGGATATCTTTCAGCATTGCGACAAGGTGCAGGACTTACTGCTCAACAACCAATATTTGATCGTTTAGATCTTGCACAAAATCAACTTGGTAATCTGATTGTTGAAGCAATACAAAAGAACTGGACGCCGGGCAAAGTGCGCCGTGTTTTAGAAGGCGAACAACCAGCACCACTCTTTTATAACGAGGCGTTTGGTAAATATCACTGCATGGTTGAACTTGGCTATAACACTGAATCTCAAAAGCAGATGCAGTTTGCGCAACTTCTAGAACTCCGTAAAAACGGCATAGCAATCCCTGATGTGTATCTCATTCAAGCAGCAACTATTCAGAATAAGAGTGAACTCATTAAGCATATGGAACAGCAACAACAGTTCATGATGCAACAACAACAACAAGCTCATGAACTACAAAAGCTTGAAATTAGTTCACGTTCTGAACAAGCACACGCTAAAGCTATGGCAGATATGGGACTGTACCAAGAACGTTCATCTCGCGTTAATGAAAATTATGCATTAGCACAAGAACGTAGAGCTAAAGCAACACGCGATGAAGATGAAGCAATCCTGGCCTTGATGAAAGCAGCTAAAGAACTTGAAGGAATTGATCTTGCTCATTTGCGTGAGATTATTGAAATGCATAATACACTGAAGGCTCAAGAAAAAGAAGAGTTAGCTCAACAAGTAATTAAAACCCAAACATCTCAACAACCGTTACCTGAAGAAAAACAACTATCAATAGGAGCATAAGATGAATGTCCAAGCGTTAATACAAGATACATTGATAGGGAAAATTGAGTCAGCATTAGAAGATATTGACCATACAATTTCATTTGTTAATACATCAGCAAATAAGTGGCAGGCTGTGATCTCGTTTGATCTTGATGCTACTCAAATGACTGAGACTGAAAAGGAACTTATTAGCGCTCTATTAAAGCGATTGTAAGAGGTATTGTTTCACCTTGTAGTTTAAAGACTACAGTTACATGAAGGAGCCTAACCATGGCTATGAGAAAAAGACACTACGAAGAACCGGCAGATAAACGCAGAGGCATGTTGCTTTCTGAAGATATGTCTAAGCCGTGTGGTCTTCCTATGGGACCTAAAGTTGTTGAATGTGAACAACATCCCATGATGGATAAAGTAGGACGCGTTGGCGATCTTTATTACCAAGTTAAAAAGACTATGGAAGAAGATGCAGCAGGTATGCGATCACTCACTAAACCTACTAACTGGTAAAGGTACTGCAATGGCCGGCCAAATTCGTCCAGACAAAAAACTGATGAAACTGGCTTACAAGATCTTAAAGACGCCCAAAGATAGACAGCAAGACAATAAAAAACCAACCGAGCGTCAAATGAGAGAATGGTCAGTGAACAACAGTACGTCTGCTTAGGCTTCATTAGGATAACCCCCTGCTTATGTGCTTCATTTTCAGGGGGTTTTTTAAAGGAAAACCATGGCTAAAGTAAAAAAAATTACCGTAGCTAAGGGAGTGAAAGTATCCCGAGGCGCAGAATCAAAGATGCGCAAGAAGTCGGGTTCTTCTAATGCGGGTAAATATAAAAACGTGAAACCAAAGGACTTTGCAGGCGCATCAGGAGGAGCATCAAAATACTCCTTTCCTATTAATGATATTGCTCACGCACGCAACGCATTGGCTCGTGCTCATTACGCACCTAATCCATCAGGTATACGTGCTGCGGTTATGCGAAAGTTCCCTCAGCTCAAAAAAAGAGCTCAAGCATTGAAAAAAAAGGATTAACAATGAAATACCCATGTCCTAAGTGCAAAAAAGCACCTTGTGCATGTAAGAAAAAAGGATATTGAGATGAAAGGTAGACCATTACTTGAGGTTTCACCTCGTGGGGTAAAACGGTTGGTAGATCAAGAAAGTACCTTAAACAAGATAGAACGCGCCGATATTTGGCATTCAGAAGATCCAATGCATGGCATAGATCATAAAGAATATATGCGTCGTGAGGCTAAAAAAGATGGTAAACATAAGTCGCATAAAGCAGCTCCTAAAAGACGCGCTACCAAAGGTAAGAATAAAGTGGAAAAAGTTATGCGAGAATACAAAGAAGGCAAGTTGCATTCAGGATCTAAAAAAGGTCCAAAAGTAACCTCTCGTAAACAAGCGATTGCAATTGGTCTAAGTGAGGCAA